CATCAGGTCAAACCTCAGACCAAATTGGCGAATGGTTATCAGCATGCTGCCACAAATACAAACGACCTGCCTTTGTTATGGTCGATTACACTAAATATGACAGCACAATAAATGAGGCCACACGAGACTTCTCTAATGAAGTCTGCACACGTTGTGGCATACGCAAACACCCTCCAGTTCATGAAGCCCTATTAACCGATGACAAACAAGCCGGTTACACTAGACACGGTATCTATTACGAAACTGATTATGGAACCGGATCTGGACGAGCGAACACCACAACAAAGAATAGTAAAGTCAATGCAGGAATAACACTTGCAGCCTTAAAACAGCATGATATGTATGATACAGCTGTTGCAGGTGATGACAATCTTATTGTTGGTGAAGCTGATTATCTTCAGCATCACTGGTATGACCTCGTGGAATTTGCCCAGGATCTTGGATTTGAACCAAAAGCTCGTTATTCTGAAAACATATACGAGGTTGACTTCTGTAGTAAAATCCCATATCCAGCTTACGACTTTGAGAAAAAACAAGATGTAATTGTTTTTGGACCAAAGTTGGGTAAATTACTTCACAAACTTGGATGGAACCTCAACAAAGCAGGTGTCAAAAGTCAAGCTCAAACTATGCGTGAACTCATGAAGTCATGTCGACATGTCCCATTCATTTATGAATTTGCAAATGCAGTAAATCGTAGGCTCACTGATCGTTCCTACAAACACGTTAGCGACCCGTCTTACTGGGACACAACTAAATCATACGGTGTGTCTGAGATGCTGTTTCCTTGGGTGCTGACCCCAAGATATGGTCTAACCCCTGCAGACTTGCTTGAATTCATACAACTTTTAGATGAGTTGCCTCCCACTCTCGACCCCCCAGTAGTTGTTCAGTACCCTAAGATCAACTACTGGTGTGAGGTTGATGACTCGATGTAGTCAGTGATATCCACTATCACTATTCTGTACTCTTTTAATTTATCATTATCTTTATTCATTTTACTCATCATCCACATAAAATCATTCATTATATGCAAAAGGCTAAAAACACTATCAAGAAAGTCAAACAAATACAAAAGAAAGTGAACTCAGTAGCAAACAAGCTCGGGAAGATAAAGAATGTTATCGACCACCCTCTTGAGTCATCAGGAGGCGCTCTTGGTAAGAAACTGGGTTCCAAGTCCGCAGGCAAGTCTATTGGGCGTTTCCTCGGCCGCATCGCCGGCACAGGTGACTACACTGTTCAGTCTAACACGATCGCCACTCGATCACTTGTGTCAGATGGAAACG